AAAGGCTGGCTGGCTACAAAGACCAGACTCAAGTGTTGAGCATGAAATCGATATTCTTCAAACCAAAGTTGAAGAACCTCTTGATGTTAAAGAACTAGAAGAAGAGGAAAAAGAAGATGAAGATCTCAGCGAAGCTCTAAAGGTATTAGAGGGTGCTGAGAGAGAAATTTATCGACTCGAAGAAAAAGCCGATAAATACAAAGAAATGCTTTTGCAGATGAAGAATACCTTGACAGAGGTAAACCTTCAGAACGCAAAACTACTCTATACAAATCAGGTCTTGGTTGACGACTCCCTGAATGAGCGACAAAAAAATAAAATTGTCGAGGCAATCATGAAATCTGGTTCTGTAGAAGAGACAAAGACAATTTTCGAGGCACTTCAAAGCACGGTGGGTGCACAACCAAACAAAAAGGTTGCGCCAAAATCACTTAGCGAGGCAGTTGAGAGAAGGTCTACAACATTACCTAGAAGGGTAGAAAAGGAATCCCATTCGTATTCGGATAGGATGAAAATTTTAGCTGGTATTAACTAATATAGGAGAAAATAAACATGTCAGTTTTAGATAAATTAACAGAAGGCATCGTTAATCGCAATCTCCAGAAGGAAGGTGCTGCCCTGCTTGACAAGTGGGAAAAGACCGGGCTTCTTGAAGGTTTAGATAACGATAGCACAAAGGCGTCTATGTCACGTCTTTTGGAGAACCAAGCGAAGGAACTTCTTCGTGAGGCTAGCTCCATGGCAGCAGGAGATGTTCAAGGTTTCGCTGCTGTAGCATTCCCAATCGTTCGCCGTGTATTCGGCAGTTTGGTTGCTAATGACTTGATTTCGGTTCAACCAATGAGCCTCCCATCAGGTCTCATTTTCTTCCTTGATTTCACATTGAGCAATGCTCGTTTGGATCAGGGACAAGACACTTCACTTTATGGTGGAGGAGTTGTTGGTCATCAAATCACCGGTGGCGTAAAGCTTGGTGGTGGTGCTGATGGAGCCAACGCAGAGCGTAGTTTCTATGCACTTAATAACGGATACTCATCCCCAACAGGTTCTGCAACCTTGGACGGCACTAGCATTGTCGCTTCCGGTGTTGTTGGTTCTGGAACTGGAGATGACGTTGAAAACGCTGTAACAAACGCCGCGATTGGTGGCAGCGAAAAGACTACATACCTGTCAGATCTCGTTCGCTACGACCCTGATCTTGAAGGAAAGTCAGTTGTTGTTGCAGAAACCGATGCATCTGGTCTTGCTAGCGCTCAGTTCAACAGAAATGATTTTATTACATTGAACTTGACTGGAGCGGTAAGTGGATCAAATCGTTTGGTTCGTCGCTTGACAACTATGGTTGGTGGAACTGCCACTAATGCAAATGAGTCTCTCAATGCATTGCCATTCACCAATGATTCAACTATTCTTCTTGTATTTGAATCTACTGCTTCCGCTGGTACCGCAGCAACAACTGCTAACCTGAAAGCATACGTCAACGCTCTTGGTGGTCCTCTTGGTGTTACATTCGCACTCGCTGATAACTTTGCAGCAGTTGGCAATGACGCACTTGGTGCAATTGCTGGTGCAGACGCATGTGGACTTGAAGGTGCAGGTGACACAGCAGGCGCTTTCAACAACACAAGTGTTGATGTAATTCCAGAGATCGACATCAAAGTTGATTCTGTCAGCGTCACCGCAGTGACTAAGAAGCTCAAGGCTAAGTGGACACCAGAACTTGGACAAGACCTCCAAGCTTACCACAACCTTGATGCAGAAGTTGAGCTTACAAGCATCCTCTCTGAGCAAATTGCTCTTGAGATCGACCGTGAGTTGCTCAATGACCTTGTAAAAGGCGCATCTGCTGCTTCTCTTCACTGGTCACGTCGTCCGGGTCAATTCTTGAACAGAGAAACAGGTGTCAAGATTACTAGCTCGACTGCTCCACCTGACTTCACCGGTACCGTGTCTGAGTGGTATGAGACATTAATTGAAACTATCAATGATGTTTCTGCTCAAATCCACAGAAAGACACTCCGTGGTGGCGCAAACTTCTTAGTTTGCTCCCCAGAAGTTGCGAACATCCTTGAGTTCACAAGTGGCTTCCGCGCAAGCGTTGTTGCTGATACTCCAAAGGGTACCGCAGGTGCTGTCAAAGTTGGTCAAGTAAGCAAGAAGTTCGACATTTATGTTGATCCTTACTTCATCAGAAACGTTATCCTTGTTGGACGCAAGGGTGGAAGCTTCTTAGAAAGTGGATATGTGTACGCTCCATACGTGCCGCTCCAAGTCACTCCTACCATCTTTGGTACGGAAGACTTCGTGCCGCGTAAGGGTGTCATGACACGCTATGCTAAGAAGATGGTACGTCCTGATATGTACGGATTGGTTATCTGTCACAACCTTGTTGACTAATACAGCTAACTAAACTGTAACAAAAACAAGACCCTGCTTCTGATTTCGGTTGGAAGCAGGGTTTTTTTCTTTCTATTACTTGAACGTCAAGCTATTTATACATGGAGGATTCTATGCATGTCTGTCCCAACACTAACACCCGCTAGCGTAACAAGCGCAATTGTATTGCCTGTCACCGGCACACATTCAAATGTTAATTCAGCAACCAATCCGTTACCTTTTGGTATATACAGTTCCACACCCTTTGTTTCTGGGGCTGTTGATCAAGTTGCTTACACTTATAAGAAATTAGGGGGAGACGTACTAGATCTAGAAATAACAGAATTTCAAATCTACTCAGCTTATGAAGAAGCAGTCTTAGAATATTCGTACATTGTAAATTCACATCAAGCAAAAAATGTATTATCAGATTTGCTGGGCGCTACTACAGCCTCGTTTGACCAAGATGGACAAATTGAAAGTGGCAATAGTTTGTCTGGATCTAACATTGAGTTGAAGTATCCAAAATTCAATTTTGCATATGCCAAAACAGTTGCCGATGGTATCTCTACTGAAGCTGCTATTGGAGGAACTGTTCCGATTTATTCTGCATCTTTCAACATGACAGCGGCTGTGCAAGATTACGACTTACAGAATATAATATCAAGCAGCGCAACAGTGCCGGAAAATCCATATTTTGGTAAAGTTGGAGATAAAAGAGTAACAGTAAGAAGGGTGTTTTACAAAACACCAGCGGCAATGTGGAGATTTTATGGATATTATGGTGGTCTAAATGTTGTTGGTAATTTATCAACATATGGGCAATATGCAGATGACTCAACATTTCAAATCGTCCCGGCTTGGCAAAATAAATCGCAAGCCATGGCGTATGAGGATGCACTATACACTCGTGTGTCACATTGGTCATATGAGCTAAGAAATAATCAATTAAGAATTTTTCCAATTCCTAGAGAGAGTTATTCACCGACCAAATTCTGGGTTGAATTCTCAGTCGAGTCTGATCCATACACAGAGGCAGACTCAAGCATCAAAACAGGAATAGATGGTGTCAATAACATGAACACTCTTCCATTCCAAAATATACCATATGAAAATATCAATTCAATTGGTAAACAATGGATAAGAAGGTTTGCTCTTGCATTAGCAAAAGAAATGCTCGGACTGGTCAGATCAAAATTTGCATCCATACCAATTCCGGGCAATGATATCACTTTGAACGGCAGCGATCTAATATCGCAAGCCAAAGAAGAACAAGAAAAACTAAGAGAAGAGTTGAAAGAAGTGCTAAATCAACTCACTTATCAGCAATTAGCAGAAGACAGTGCCGGCGTTGTAGAAAATTCAAACAAGATCATGCAGCAAATACCTGCCGCTGTTTTTGTGGGGTAGATAAATGGCAAAAAACAAGTGGGAACAACCAAGTCAGCCGCCACCTCCTTTGTTTACTGGCAAAAAGGAGCGTGATCTTGTTAAGCAGGTCAATGATGAACTTATTGAAAGAGTCATTGGTCAACAAATACTGTATTACCCAATAAGTCTAGAGCACACGAACTATCATGAAATTTACGGAGAGGCTATAAACAAGACATTTTTGCCCCCAATTAGAGTTTATGCTCTTGTAGAGTGGCAAGGTTATGAAACTGAAAACACGCACCTTGGAATAAACAGAAGACCGCGTATAAACATACATTTTCACAAAAGAAGACTCACCGAGGACCAAGATCTATTTGTTCGTGAAGGTGATTTTATTTTATATGGACAGAGCTACTATGAAATTGTTGTTTTGAATGAACCTAGAGAACTTTTTGGTCAAAACGACCACAGAGTAGAAATTTCTGCTGAATGTATAAAGGCAAGAAGAAGCATCTTTGATGCAGGAGGTATAGTGGGTAACCCTAATTCGTACCCATGATAAGATATGAGCAGCTTTAGAGAAGATATTCCAATTAAAATGTCAACCATTGAGACAATCGATGGCGCTATATTGGACCACCTGCGCGACATGAACACTTTTATTGTTGGAAGCAAGGGTTTCGAGCAATTGCCAGTTATTTGGGTTTCAGCGGAAAGAGCTTTTCAATCTAAAAAGAATAAAGAATATAGAGATGCTGATGGCACTATTGTTTTACCTGTACTAACACTTGAAAGAACCGCTATGCAAAAAAGCCTGACCAGAAAAGGTAGCATTTATGGAAATGTCCCCCCTCAAGTTTTAGGTAATTCAATTGCTCTGGCAAAAAGAGTGGTGCAAGACAAAACTTCCAATTTTGAGGGGGCAAGACTAAATAAAACTTTCGGTCAAATAAATTTTCCATCTACTCCCGAAAAAGTTGTCTATGAAACAGCATTTGTTCCAATGCCCGTATACACATATGTGACATATCAGGTAACAATAAGAACTCAATACATACAACAAATGAATCAGGCGCTTTTGCCTTTCTTGAATAAGGGCGGAGGAATAAACTCTTTCTTTATTTCAAAAGATGGTCATCGCTTTGAGGCTTTTTTAGCTGAAGATTTTGCACCACAGAATAATTTGTCTTCAATGGGTGCAGATGAAAGAACAATTGAGACCCAGTTCAATATAAATGTTCTTGG